TCAAACCCCACTACCGTCCAGGCACCACTGGCCATCGAGAGGACAGCGTTGCGGTACCAGCGCTGATGCGCTGCCGTGGCAACAGGAGCAGCCGGTCCGGTTGGGCCAGTAGGACCACCGGCACCCAAGAGTCGATACGTGGCCCCATCCCAATATCTCAGCGCTGGCATCAGCCTGTTCCCATATATTGGATAGTGAAGTAGTTATCGAAGTTATTCAATCCAGCCAGCGCCAAAGTGGCTGACGCATACACACCAACTCCCAAGTAAGTACCAGGCGTAGGCATGAATATCTCGTCGTGAGACTCCACGTAGGTGTTACCTGCAAAGGCAGACTGTCGGTTGATCCGTGTATAACCGCCACCACCGATCAAGTTGATCTGTATGTTCATTGTTTGGCCGGTCGCCGTGAAAGCGCCACACAGCACGACATCAGCACGATACAAACCAGCCACCGGTGCCAAAACACCATTCTGTGCCGGTGTCCACATACCGTAAGCATCTCGGTAAGTGGTGTCGTATGGCATAGTGACCTGAGAGGTCGTGAGGTTCATAGCAGCGGCACGGGTCATTCGACAGTAGAGGACATCCCTGGCTCTGAGCCAGTTGCCACCGTTGACCCCGTTCTTTGCCACCCACACGTCACCGTTGGGATCGGTGTAGGTCTGGATGGTGGTGCCAGACGTGACCGGAGCCGGGAGCGGAATGAGCGAAACGTAGGTAGGTATCGCGGTCATCAGCCCGTCCCCAGGTAATCCATCTCAAAGAAGGTGGAGTCGGCACCAGTAAGACCAGCGAGTGCTACCGAGGAAGCGAACCTGGCGATATAGGTGTCGGTCAGAGTGGTGATCCTCCTGATCGTCGTGACGTTCATAGAACAACCCTTCGCCGCTGAGGCGTGACCAACCGTGTCTGCCACCACGTTGACTACATTGCCCGTCCAGATCCCTGGCTGTACCCACTGCGCCGTCGCAGTACAGGTAGCACCGCATTGGAAGGAAAGCCGGTACACACCCGTCACGAGAGGGGTGAACAACCCGGTACTAGCGCTGTACATTCCGTAATCATCGAAGTGCAGAGTGTCCATGCTCAGACTTAGCCAAGCATTAGCCAAAGAGGTGAAGGCAGTAACCTTGTAATACCGTGCGTGCAGTACATCCCTGGCCCGCCTCCAGGCTCCAGCGTTCACACCGTTGAGCGCAACCCACACGTCACCCAGCACGTCTGTGTACGTCTGGATTGTTGACCCTGAGGTGACCGGGGGCGGCAGGTTCGGGGTGCGTTGGTCAACGTAGAGCTTGGTGGCGTAGTCCGGTGGGTTCACCGGAAGGCCAGGACCCGGCTGGCCCATGACCACCACGTTTACGTTGTTGGGCATGTTCTGGGTGACCGAGATCTGGATGTTGTTGGCGTCGATGATCTTGATCTGGGCACCGACCAGCAGGCCGGTGACGACGTCCCACATTTGCGCCTGGATATAGATGGTGCCCAGGTTGTGTGTGACGGTGGCGGGCGCGGCTGCCAACGGAGCCGTCAGCGTCTGGTAATAGATGAGGTTCGTGCCAGAGCTTGTAGTACCGGTGTCCACCCAGAGCAGGCCCACCGGAGGCGAGATGGTGGGGCTACTGGCTGGAGGTGGGGTGGTCTGTACCGGTGCGTAGGGTGCGCCCCCGCCGCCACCACTGCCCGCTATTGGGTTCCAGGCGGTGCCGTCCGAGAGAAAGAGTTGTTTGGTGGTGGTGTTGTAGTACTCGTCGCCCACGGCCCCCACCGGGGGCGCGGTGGCGTAGGGCATCACATTGGTGGTGCCGTAGGTGCGAGGCATTAGCCCATCACGACCACTCGGTAGCCCGCTCCGAGGGCGGGGTTGTAGTTGATGGTCACGGTGTTGACCGTGGTGGCTTGCCAGTCCACCTGGACCGCGCCGTACGGAGAAGCGCCGTTGTAGACGGACACCTGTATGTCTCTGGTGTTGAGGTTGTGGGTGATGATTTCCGGTGAGGCGGTGCCAGCCAGGGTTGCGGCGTACTTCTTGGCCATGCCGGTGATGGCGGTGGTGACGTAGGCCTGGGTGGCGATGACGGTGGTGTCGACAGCCACCTGGCCGGGGGTAGAGAGGATGCCGGTGCCTGCTCCGACTGCGAAGACATTGCCGGTCAGGGTGAGGCCGTTACCGGCGCTGTAGGTGCCCGCTCCGGAGAACTGCACCCAGACCAGGTTGGTGGTGCCGATGGTGATGGGTGGGTCGGTGACCTGGGTCCAGGCGGTGTCGGCTTGGGTGGTGCCGGAGGACACGTAGACGGCTGCGTCGACAAGCTGTGCTGAGGTGGACGCGTCGGTGGCTCTGGTCCAGGCTGCTGCGGCTACCACGTAGATGCCGTTGCCGCTCTGGGTCGTCTGGTTCTTGACCAGCACCCGGTCACCAGCCACCACGGCCACTCCGTCAATGGTCTGGGGGGCTGACAGGGTGATGTTGGCAGTGGTGGCAGCCCGGCACGGGGCCTTCCAGGTCAGGCCAGCGATGGAACTGTCGACGTAGTTCTTGGTGGCGGCATGTTGTGGCGAGGCGGGATCCGACACATTGATGATGAAGTTGCCGCCCATGTCCAAAGAACCAACGGCGGAGGTCCAGCCATGGATGTGGTCAGAATGGCTGACAGTTGCTGCCGACCCGCCATTCGCGCCAGTCCCAGGTGAGTTAGTGCCTGGGACCGTACCGAAGGCAGGCATGCCGTGCTTATGGTCACCTGCGCTGTAAACAGTGGCTGCGCCAGGTACCGGTGCGTCACCGATGGCCGCGGTGGTGACCGTCGAGGAGGGCAATGCTCCTGCCGCGCTGACCCAGACGGTGCCGTTGTACCAATAGAGGACGTGGGCGGTGCTGTCGAAGTAGATCTGGCCCTGGACTGGTGAGGCCGGTGCCGACCCCAGGTTCTGGACGACGGCGTTACGAAGCTCGTTCTTGGTGAGGTCAACGGCACCGTAGAAAGAAGGCATCAGTCGCTCCTAGCTCAGGTACGCCAGGCCACCTACGGCAGCCGAGAAGTCAAGTTGGATGGTGGCAACGTCGAGGTACTTGAGATCGCCGGGGAAGATCTGCATGCCGGTGGAGTCGACTACCGATACGTTCGGGTTGAAGCCCAGGGTGTGGCTGATCATCCAGGTGGTGGCGGCGGAGGCCTGGTTCCATACGAAGAATGTCGTGCCTGCGTCACCGGCTGGGCCTTGCGGACCAGTGGGACCGATTGATCCAGTGGCTCCAGTGGCTCCGGTTGGACCTGGAGGGCCACCAGACGGGCCGGTGGCACCGGTAGGGCCGGTCGGCCCGGCGGGACCGGTCATGCCCGTAGCGCCGCCTGTGACCACCACGGTGACGTCGTGGGGAGGGTTCTGGAGGAAGCTGAGGGTGATGTTGTTGGCGTCCACCACGGACGCGTTGGTCACCAGCATGTGGCCATTGACGGCGTCCCATAGCTCTATCAGGGGGTAGTGGGTGTTCAGATTGTGGGTGACCGTGTAGGGCGATCCTGCCGCGGTGGGGGCGGTGATGGTCTGGATGTAGGTGAGGCCGGGTGGACCTGGTGGGCCGGTTGGGCCAGTGGGTCCTCCGAGAGGACCGGTGGCACCCGTTGGCCCAGTGGCTCCGGTCGACCCAACAGTTCCAGTCGCCCCGGTGGGACCAGGAACTGTCGAGATCGGCCCGGTGGGTCCGGTAGGCCCTGTGGGGCCAGGAGGCCCGCCTGACGGGCCGGTGGGACCCGTTGCTCCTGTGGCTCCGGTCGCGCCTGTGGTTCCTCCTGCTCCGGTGATGCCTTGTGGACCGGAGGGTCCGGTTGGGCCAGAGGGTCCGGTCGGGCCTGCGGACCCTCCCCCTACCTGTTGAGGCATGTAGGTGGGGTAGGCCGGGTCCCCACCCTGGAAGATGCACCAGACGACGCTGCCGACTACTGGGGTATTGGTGCTTTGGGCGATCGGCGGTGCCCAGATCTTGAGCGGGCTGTCACCGAAGACCTGAGGGATATACATCTGGATCCGCCTGAGATGATTGGGATCCGTGATGGAATAAACCTTGGCCGCGTACACACCCCCGTAGTGCGGGGGCGTCGGCGGGGTCGGGGCCGCGGCGGGGCTAACGGATGCCGACATTGGAGGCGTGGGCGGCTCGCCAGCGGTTGTTGACGAGCTTGGTGGGTGGGATGTTGGCGACGACGTAACCGACAGGATTTATGGGCGTGAAGACCACGGAGGTGCCCTGGACCGGGTAGGTGCCATTGTCCCCGGTGGCGTCGCGGCCGAGGGAGACGTCCAGGGAATAGCTCTGTGACTTGATCTTGTGGGTGACTTCTTGGACCCACCAGGTGCCGTCGTTGTTGCTGTCGATGCCGGAGATGACGATCGGCATGCCTTGTTTGACCGCGGTGAGGCCGCCCAGGGTTGCGGTGGCCTGGAAGGCAAAGCGGTTGTTCTGAGCCATCCCGGCCAGTACCGCGTGGGCGTGTCCCTGGCTAGAGACCACGCTGGTGGAGACCTGTTGACTGAAGAAGGGGTAGTTGGAGTTTTGGCCCAACGGTGTGGGATCGGAGGCGTCGTTGGTAGCGCTGATGATCTGGCCGGTGCGGAGGTCGAGACCGCTAACTTGTCGTGTTGCCTTGGTGTGACCAGCAAGGGCGAGCGCTTCACCTGTGAGGGCCTGGAACTTGGTGATCGATTGCTGGGCCGTGGTACCGGCAGTGTTGCGTGAATAGAAGACCGGCATGGTGGGCGTGTACCGCTTCATGGCGAGGTCGACAGAGACGAAGCGGACCCTGGTCTTGTTACAGGCCAGGCTGTAGCCGGTCTTGCTGGCCAGTTGGGTCAGGAAGCACCAGGCAGAGTCTCCAGGCGCGGCCAACTGTGGCCAGACCGTGTCATCGTCTTCGACCACCGATGACAGGAAGTATTGCTTGGAGATCTGCGTCACCAGGGTGGAGGCCTGCACGTTGGTCCAGCCACCGATGAATGGGTCTTTGAGGGAGTAGCTGGCTCCCAGGCAAACCACGTCTTCTAGGGTGGAACTGTCACCGACTGCCCGGTCGTAGTGGGTTTCGATGTGGTCGACGTAGCCGTAGAAGTAGTCCATGTCGATGGTGGACCAGCCGTATTGCATCTGCACGGGGGTGCCTGGTTGTAGCTCCGGGGCATCGGTTGACTCGCCGCGTAGGGTGATGATGGCGGTGTCGTGCATGTTCTCAGTCATCAAGACCTTGACGGTGTTGACGGTCTTCTGAGCAGCACGACCACCAGGGTCGAAGATGGGGACGGCGTTGGCTCTGATCATGACGATGGGATCCGAATGATCGAGCCGACGACCAGGTCATCGGGGTAGAAGATCTCAGGGTTGGCGTTCGCGATCCGCCACCAGTAGTCCGGGACGCCGTACAGGTTGTTGGCGATGATGTCGAGACGGTCTCCCTGAACCACGGTGTAGTAGGCGAAGGTGGCGGGCAGGGTGGGGGTCGGGCCGAAGACAGCGATATCAGTGTCGCCCGCCGCGTCGGTGGGGACGCTGACCACAGGCTGGCCTGCGTAACGGGAGCCGCTGACGATCATCTCGTAAAGGCCCGCTTGCCCGGTAGGTTCGTGGGACCCTTTTGCCCGGTCATCGTGACCAGGGCGTTGGTCAGGTCGGCTCCGGATTGGGTGGGGTTGTAGACCCGCATGACAGTGATGTCGGCGTAGGCCTCAACCGGGATCATGTTGGCGTCAAAGATGGTGAAGACGTAATCGAAGGAACTCAACACGCCTTGGAACTGGAGGGAGTTCTGGCCTCCGAAAACGATCTGTAACGGCATCATGCTGGCAGGCCATTCACCCCATCCGTTGGTGCCGAGGCCGGTATTCCCGCCGTGGGCTGCCACCGCGTCGAAGATGCCCATGAGGCGTTCTAGGGCACGGGTGTCCCACCGACAGCCTTCCTGGGAGGGTCCCTGAACGTCGCCTCCCCACACCTCGTACATCCGGTTGAAGTACACGGTGAAGCTGACGGTCTGGTTGGTGACAAAGTATCCGCCGGACTGCCAGACCGAGGAGTCCTGCTGGAAGGGGGAGAGTTGCGAGGTGTTGATGCCCGCCTCGACCGAGATCTGCTGCGGGTTCATCATGAAGTAGCACTTGAACTGCTTCGCTACCAGTTCCATCATGCCGCCCCGCACGAGTTGGGTGGCTGGCATGTAGTTCGATCCGCCCAGCTTCATGGTGAAGCTGCCAGCAGAACCTGGGGTTGCCTGGCCTTGGAACTTGGCCGAGAAGGGTAGATTGCTGCGAGGGTCTTTCAGGGCGGCGATTTGTTTGCCCATGTCCTGCATTTGCTGGGCGGTCAGCCCGGTGGGGTTATTGCCGCTCCCGCTCCCTTGCCCAGAGTTACCGCCAGTGCTGGCTCCTCCGCCGCCGGTTGTGCTTCCGCCTCCACTACTTCCAGTCGTCCGCTTCACACCATGGAAAGGCTCCGCGGTGTCGCCCACCAGGTCCACCGGGTTGTAGGTGACGACTGCTCCGGTGTACGGAGCCTCGATGGTCTGCCCGCCTCCGGCGTACATCTTGACGTGGGCGTTGGGTCCACTGTTGCCCGGCTGGAAGTAGAGCAGGAGGTCGCCGTCTTCCAGTTGGTCTTGGGAGAGTGTCTTTCCCTGGGCGTTGAAGGCGTCGAAGACGGTGTACAGAGAGGTTTGGTTGTTCCATTGTGAGGTGGTGTCACGGCCCACGTTGATGCCAGCCCCTTGCAGGTAGGCGTAGTACATCAGCCCGGAGCAGTCGAAGCTATTGGGTCCCGTCGCCCCGTAGACATACGGCTTGCCGATCTGCTGCTTCGCTATCGCCAGGGCCTGATCACCGGGCTTCTGAACGTCGGATGGGTTCTGGGTGGGCATTACGTGGACCTGACTCCGGCGAGGACAGCGGGCTTGGAGATGGCCGCGACGAACTGGTTGGCAAGGTTCTCCATGTCCTGCTGGGAGGAAGAGGGCGGCACTTGCAGCACAACGGCTCCCGCTTTGAAGTTGAGGTGAACGGTGTTTCCACCGCCGTTGCCTGCTCCGTTCTTGTTGTAAGGGGAGGCGGAGTAGTTGTCGGCGGCAGGCACCACCGCTTCACCGGCATGCAGGAGGGCAAGCTGGGTGCGGTCGATCAACTGGGAGCCACGGGCGTAGCTGGCTCCCTTGGTTGACAGAACGGTCTGGGCGTACTTGACCCGATTCTGCATCATCGGTATTCCGGCCCGTTCGTACTGCTGCTCAAATGCCTGGGCGGCAGAGGCGGCGTCGGTCGAGGCCTGCAAGGCCACGAGCGCCCCCTTCTCGGTCGAGTTCATCTGCATCCACAGAAAGTCCAACTGAGTTGACATGTCGGTGGCACTACGGTTTTGCTGTTTGGCCCAGGCTTGCAGCGCAGTCGGTGGTGTCCACTGAGCAATGCCCATTGCACCTGGCGAAGTGGACGCCGGGTTCACCCCGGACTCTTGGGCCAAGTTGCCTACGATGCCAGCCGCCATGTAGTCCTTGAGGCCCTTACTAAGGAAATAGTTGTACGCCTGTTGGACGTTGCCGCTGCCACTGAGGGTTGTTGGGCCAGAACTGCCGCCATTACCACCGCCACCACCACCGCCACCACCGCCGCCACCGCCACTGGAGGATGTCGTCATGAACATCCCAGACATGTCTTGGGGGCCGATGCCGCCGCTCTTGTAGGTCCAGGTGTAAGGCTGCGAAGGAGCAGACCCCGTGGCACTCCCAGATGCGCCGCCTCCGCCTCCGCCTCCCCCTCCGCCTCCGCCGCCTCCGCCTCCGCCGCCTGTGCCAAGGGGGCTAAAGGCGCTCATGGTTTGTATACGACCGCCACCCATCGCCCCTCCGCCACCGATTCTGGGCATAGCCGATGACTTGTTCATCAGGACGCTGATGACGGTGTTGTCGTTGGCCTTGACCTGTGAAGTCAGACAGGCCAGGAGACTGTTGGGGGCAGGCTTAGAAGCCAGGAGGGAGGACACGTCATCGCTCGCACCGGTTTCAGTACCATCTGGTGCGGCGGTGGACTTTTTCTTGTGGTGACCAAAGAGTCCACCAATGAAGCTGCCGATCTGCTTGTGGAAGCCGAGACCTAAACCGACAGCCCCCAACGCCAATCCAACCGGCAGACCTACACCTGTGGCGTCGAGGCCTGCACCGGCTGCTTCTATACCACCAACTTCTCCTGCCTCTGCTCCCGCAGCACCCGCCCCGCCTTTAAACAGATTGCCAAGACCTCCCTTGAGGAGGTTGCCGAACATCCCCTTCCCTGCCGTCTTGGCGACCGTTCCTTCAGCCTCGGCGGCAGTGCCGCCACCCAGGAGATCACCGAGCTTGCCGAGCTTGCCGCCAAAAGATCCGAGAACCTTGCCGCCAACTGAGCCGAGAACCTTGCCGCCCACTTTGCCCAGGAGCTTGCCGCCCATATACATACCGCCCATGCCGACGATGGATCCGACCATTCCTCCTGGCCCGCCGCCACCGAAGAGACTGGCCAACGGGTTGACAGCGTGGAGGAGTTGGGTCGCGGCCTCGTTGAGGTCTTTAGCGGCTTGGGCCAGAGCCGGTTCGGCTTGGGTCTCGACCTGGGACTGTGCGCTCTGGGCTTGAAGCTGAGCGTAGGCCGGGGTGTTACCCAGTGGGGTTTGCTGGGCACCGGACGTCGTACCGAGGTTGATATTCGACCCGACCAGTGACTTGCCTTGGCCCTGCATTCCCACCTGGGTGAGGGCGTAGTTCACGAAGCCCTGGTACTCCGCACTACCTGGCTGCCAGCCCGCCGAGGCCAGGTTCGATGACCAGGGACCACCAGGACGTAGCCAGGCTTCGACTTGTGCCCCGGTGGGTTTGCCACCAGGCACGTTGATGGTGAGCCGCTGAAACATTTGCTGGTACTGCTGCTGTGGCGTCTCCATCTTCCCGCCGGGGCTGAAGTTGAGACCGAACGCCATCTGCTGGTTCAAGGTCTGCGGGGCCATCATGTTGCCGAAGCTCTGGGCGGCTTGCTGGCGGGTTAGACCGGGATCCAGCGTCATCAACTGGTTGAGACCACCGCCGGGTCCCATGATGGAGGACCAGTTCTGGGTGCCTGGGGCCATGCCCAGGTTCTGCATGGCGTAGTAGTTGGACTGAGCGTAGTCCTGGGGGTTCTGGGCCAGGATGCCCTTCGGCATTACATAGAGGCTGCGGGAACTGACGCCGAAGGCCGGGGCGTACATCTGACCGATGCTGGCCCCTTGCACCGCCGTACTCGTCAGGCCCCCAACCGCATTAGTGGCTGCGCCGATGGCGGCAGGGATCATGGACTGCATAGCCCGTTGCCCCATGGTGGACGCACTGCCCTGACCCATCCCCAGGAAGCCACCGGTCTGGGAAGGAGTAGAGCCGGGCTGGGCGCTGCCTGGTTCCTGCTTGGGGAACTGAGTCGGCCCGTCACCAGCCGTGTTCTGCTCCATCCCGGTCAGGGGCGCACCGGCACCGGTTCCGGCGTTTGGTTTGGGCGCAGCGTCAGGTGACCAGCCCTGGGCGTTGACGTTGGAGCCGGTCTGTCCGCTCCCGCCGCCTCCGCTGGTCTTGGGAGACGTGGGTTGACCCATACCACCGCCGCCTCCGCCAGCCGCGGTGAGGCCCTGCTGTAGCTGGCTAGTGACTTGGCTCAGCTTTTGGATCAGGCCATCGACGGCGCTGGAGACGCCCGACAGGGCGCTCTTGGCCTCAGTACCGAAGGAGGTGAAGGCCCCCTTGACCGAGTTCAGTTCGGTCGAGATACCCCCGACCGCGGAGGCAAAATCCTTGGGGCCTTGGGAGTCAAACAGCCCGGCACCGTAACCGTCAGCCATCGACGTTGCTCAGTACTACGTCGACCCAATGGCGACGTTCGAAGTGGGGCATGGCTTTGATCTCGGACAGACCCCAACCGGGGAACCGTTCCGAGATCCGCTGGTACTGGAGGTAGAGGAGGTCGAAGGGGGTGATGGTGTTAGCGAAATAAGTCGACCAGGCTGACGGTGTAGTTGGCCTCCCTTCCGCATTCGGTGCATGTGACCATCACCTCCTCCATCTGGGGGCCGGGCTGAGATCCACTCATGGCGGCGACGATCTTGCGCCGGTCAGCCATGCTCATCTTTTGCGCGACGGGTCCGGCTACGGGCATGCCGTCGAGCTTGCGGATGCAGCGGTCGATAGCGATGGTGGCTTCTTCCGGGCCGGTCCGGTTCCCGTCGCCAACCATCTCAAGCTGGACGCCACCGGTTAGGAGGACAACGGTGGCGGTGTGGTCGTTGCGTAACTCGACGTCGACTTCTTGGACCATGGGGTTGTCGAGCTTCTTGATGGGAATCGAGTCCAGTTCCACGATGGTGCCGAAGGTCTCTCCGCACATGCGGCAGGGAAAGTCCGGCACCTCCCAGTCGTGACCGAAGGTGAGGATCCGTACGGCCAGCATGAGCGCGGCCCGATCACCGGTCAGCATGTCATTGAGGACCGTTGGTGGGACCGGGTCGATTGTTCCAACCGCTTCCACTGTGCGCTTGAGAAGCAGGTCGACCACCTTTGGGATGTTGATGGTCGGGTTGCGTAGCTCACGAGCCATGGCTTCTTCGTCGGACCCGTTGATCTCCCGGATGCGAGCGTCACGGTGGACGTTGCCTTCGTCATCCAGGTAACCGCCCGGTAGCAGAGTGCGGTTGCCGGTCGGCGGCTTCATCAAAGGGATCGGAGCCGACGTAAGGCTCTTGACCCTCTCGTTGGCGGCGTCGGGTTCAGCTAGTGGATCGATCGGCGATGGTTCGAAGACCGTCATACCGTCGCTGAGCTAGACAGGAAGCTGGAGGGATCCTGGTTGGCGGTAAGAAGCGCCCAGCCCTCGTGGGCCAGGGTCAGGTTCTCGATGAAGACGGCGTTGCCGCCAGCCTCCAGGTCGGAGAAGGAGTAGCCCATGGGCCAGGCGTTGTAGACCAGGAAGCGAGCTTTGATCGGAGGCGGGTTGTCGACCCCGGCGGCGTACCCGGTGGTGGTGATGGGGTGAGAGAGGACATCGATGGTCACACCGACGCGGAAGTTGGTGGTGGGGCTGCCGAAGCCCTTGCCCACGTTGACCGCGAAGATCTGGCTGAACCACTTGTAGATCTCGTTGGTCCCGATGCCGGTGCCGACTGCACCGGCTGTCATTACTGGTGCGGCCATGAACCCTCTGGTGAGGGTGATGGGGCCGAAGTCGGATTGGCCGGGCATCTTGCGGGTCGTGGTGTTGTTACCGCCTTCGCGGTAAGGGATGACTTCGTTGTTGACGGCCAGGCCGGACATGGCCATGAAGCCCATGCGAGGCAGGGTCGGGATGTTTGGGTGGTTGATGTTGACGTTGAAGCGGAAGTTCCGCAGTGGATCTGAGTTCAGCGGGCGACTGGTCATGTGTCCTCCTTATGACGTGGTGACCGCGACGTTCTGACCACCGGCCCACTGACCGATGCTGATGACGACGAACTCGGCGGGGTACTGGAGCGCGACGCCCACTTCGATGTTGACGACGCCCTGCTGGATGGTCATCGGTGTGTTGTTGGTGCCATCGCAGGTGACGTAGAAGGCGTCGGATGCGCTCTGACCTTGCAGCCCCCCGCTCTGCCAGAAAGCGGTCAAGAACTGATTGATGACCGACACGATCTGGTTCCACAGCACCCAGTCGTTGGGTTCGAAGACAGCGAACTTGGAGAGCGCCACGAGTTCGGTCTGGAGGTAGATGATCGTGCGCTCCACCGACACGTAGCGGGTGACCAGGTAGGGAGACAGGGTGCGCGCTCCCCAGATCACCACCCCAGAGCCGGGGATGGATACGAGACAGTTGACGTTGCCCTGAGTCAGGACGCCTTGCTCATCGTTGGTGAGGACAAACTCCAATCCCGTGACACCGAGTAGCGATGCCCCCAGACCGGCTGGGGCCTTGGCCACTCCTCTGGACATGTCGGTGGAGATGTACTGACCGACCACGAACCCGCCGGGGGGGATCAAGCGGGTACGACCAGCGACTGGCGAGTACGGATCAGAGATCTGCACCTGGGGGTAGTAGAAGGCAGCCTGCGCTGTGGCTCCTAAGCCTTGAGCCGTGGACACCACAGTCGCCGGATCAGACATTTGTGCTGGGCAGTCAATCACGAGGAAGACGTCACCCCGGTTCTGGGCGTAGCCGATGACCGGACCGAGCGTGGTGGCGTCGCTGATACCGGGAAGGTTCAGCACGAACGGTTGGTCGGGATACTGGTCCAGTTGCTGGACCGCGGTGGTGATGTCGGTGAGGGTCAGCGAGCTACCGTCGTCACCGTCCTCCAGCGCCTGACTCGCCGTCGTCGCAGCCGGGTTGTTTTGGGGGGCAGGTGTGGGAGTGGCGTTGAGGATGCCGACGTCGGTGACGGTGATGAAGGTGGACCCGGCGTAGGGATTGTTGATGACGTCTACGGCGTAGTTGTTCTGACCGGCGTTGGTGGAGCCGGGCACCATCGACACGTTCTCCCAGCGCTCCACTATGTTCACCGGGTTGGTGCCTTGGTACTTCACGATCACGCTGAAGCTCAGTGGTGTGGTGTTGGCACTACCGGTGGGAGGAAGAATCGTGCCGGGGACGATGTCGACGTAGACGCTGTTGCCCCACTGTCCAGGGTTCTTCGCGGCAATCTGAAGGGTGGGCTGCGGAGTGGTTGTGGCCTGGTCATCGAAAGTGAAGTCCGCGGCTACTGGTCCTGAGGTATCGAGGCGATAGGCCCGGATGATGATGGCGGTGGTACCACCCGCCGAGAAGTAGCTGAAGACCGCTAGGTGCAGGGCGCTGGGCGGGTAGGCGGTCTCAAAGCCTCCGTACTGGCGGGTGAAGTCCTTCCACGAGGTCACGAAGGTCGGCGTGAGCGGTCCCCTGGGCGCAGACCCCACGAAGCACGCCGCCGCGACCCCCGGCGTGGCGCTGGCGTACGTGGGGAACGACGACAGGTCGATGTAAACGCCGGGACGGGTGAGAGTTGCCATGCTTAGTCTCCTGGAGTCTCTGAGCGGTACTGGCCTTGAATCGAGGGATATGCGTAGGACTGGTCAGCGGTCTTGGAGATCAGGTCGGGACCGAAGACGGTGCGCCCGCTGGTCTTGTCGACAATGGTCAGGAGGACGTTGCGGACACGGGTGTTGGCCACTGCGACGATGTCCTCGACCTCGGTGGGGATGCGGACCTGGTAGATCTGACGGAAGATCCGCTTGTCGGCTTCCATGCCGTTACCTCTGGTGACGGCGAGGACTTCAACGCGTCGGACGGTGCCGCCTGGGCAGGTCACCTGAGCGAAGCGTGGATGGAGACGGCCCTGGGTGAGGCTGCCTGAGATCTGAGAGATGTGCTGGTTGATCCGAGCGCTGCACGTCACCGTGTAGTCGAAGTCCAGGGGGATCGGGTAGTTGACCGAGGGTGGGACCTCGCCGTCGAAAGGAATGTTCTGGAGGTAGCGGTAGCCGATGGGCACCCAGCCCCGATGCTCCCGCTCGTGGGCGATGCGCTCCCCGGTGAAGTTGATGGTGATGTTGGGGTAGGTGATGCGGCGCTCTTCCCGCTCCGGGTTGTGGAACCACACCGGCACCTGTCGGGGTGCGTTCTCGGCGGTGTTGAGGTCGGTGACGGTGACGCCCTGGAGGAGGGTCTTGAGGCCCATGTCCTCCTCGGTGTAGAGGCCCAGGAAGGGTGGGTTGGCGACGACGTCGTTGGGCGGGTTGACGAGAGTCACTTGCTGATCGCCTCCGCCAGAGCGTCGAGGAACTTCGCCTCGGTGTCGCCTTGCTGCTGGGTGAGATCCATCACCACGTCGGAGACGGGATAGACCTTATGCATGTCCAGGGCACGGCTATATAGCGGGTGAGAGTCAGGGAGACCCACATAGACATTGCTGGACCCTGATCCGACGCTGATTGCATCGGCGACGTCGTGGTAATCCCGGAGGGTTGACTCGCCCGTGATGGTCTTCTGCATCGCCGTCTTGAGGTGTTCTCCTGCCTGCGTCGCGGCCTGGGTGACCACCTTGACGCTGGACATTCGCTTGTAGGCACTGGCTGCCTTGGCGAGCTTGTCCAGGTCGGATGTGTTGACACAGGAAAAAGAAGAGGAAGTCATTTTCCTCGGATCTCTGGGCGATTTTTAGCGATTTACAGCAAGACCGACGTGAGCGGGCCGGACGAGCCAAGCGTAACTCCGGGTGGCACAGGCCCCCTGACCACCCGTAAGTAGCCTTGCCAGTGTGTCGATGACCGGGCCGATTTCAGGGCTGCCCAATCCTTATGACGTCACGGCTGGTCAACCGGGCCAGTACCCCGATACCGATCAGGGGCTGCTCTACCCGCCCGTCAACCCTTCGTCCACACAGCGCATCGGGCAGATGGCTCGACTGCGTCTGCGCGACCTGCCCCGTCCTTTCCTGGTCCGGCAGACGTGCAGCGGTGTGGCCTGGCGGTTCGAACTGCCGGTCGAGAACATCGAGCGCGCCAGTCTCCAGGTAGTCCTCACCGACACCACGCCGGGAGGCACCCAGAGCCAGGTCATCGGCCAGGATTTCTTCCTGGACGACCATGGCGGGATCATCACGTTCCAGCAGGCTCCGGCCCAAGGAATCCTGGTGGTGGCTCAGGGCACGTTCTACCGGGATTATCTGCCCTCTGAGCTTGACCTCTACGTCCGGACCGCCTACATCCAGCACACCTACGGGACGGACCCGACCGACGACATCGATGTGGGGTACCCACCGCCGCCGGGGCCACCTCCACTGAACTCTGCTGGGCAGCCAACGAGCTATGGCTCACCGCAGCCCATGATGATCTCCGAGGTCGAGGAGTACCCCATCTCGATCCTGGTCACGATCATGGCCCTGTGGGACATGGCCGTGGGGGCGGCGCAGCAGCACGACGTTCACACCCCGGACGGCGTGACCATCCCGATCAGCCAGACCTTCCAGCAGATCACGGCCATGATCGGCCAGCTTCAGCAGCAGTACATGATGCTGTCCTCGGCATTGGGCGTGGGGCTGTACCGCATCACCATGTCTCGTCTCCGGCGAGTTTCTAGGACGACGAAGAGGCTCGTTCCTCTTTATCGCTCGAAGGAGTACGACGACATCACCTGGCCGCAACGGGAAATGCCAGCCATCGATGTCACCCAGCAGATGTACACCTACCAGGGCCTGTGGGACTCCACACGTCCCTACAACAAAAACGACCTCATCGACTACGAGAACCGGCGCTACGTCTGCACCCAATCCAACACCAACATCGACCCCACCAGGGACGTCGACCCCAAGACCGGGCAGGGGTACTACTGGCAGTTCACGACGATCAACACCGGATGGGTGGGCTGG